GTATAACTATATAGGAAACTGAGACGACGCTGCAAGTAATGCTTAAATACCATTATTTGTACTGTCTGATTGTGTTTCTATTTGCTGCAACATGTTTTAATACCACATGTTGCACCATCTAAACAGGCGTGACTCGTGCAATGAGATTGCACAACGGGGAGTCATATGGGGACGAAAGTCCCCACCCCCCCCCTCTATTCCAAGTCAGTGTTTGACCACGCTCGAAAGAGCATCATTAATTTATTAATGAAACATTAGGATCTTCGAACGTAATTGTTCGTTGTTTGTAACTACGTATCTTGATATATTTAACTTATCCGGTTAATAACATATCTTGAACCCTCTAAAGAGGGTACTTCTTCGGAAGTTTTGGCTTAGCTAGCCAACATGTCGATAATATCGATGTGACGTGAATAGCTCATGTGTGAAGTACCATTGTGTAGTACCCTTCCTTACGAAGGGGGCTTTAGTGTACGCGCAGTACACTAAGGATCCCCGGCGGGAAGAACTGCAATAGCAATGGGAGATAGACAAAGGCATACCCTAAACATGAAACTGTTTGGCCGAAATCTGGTAACCAACCCAGAACAGTAGGACAATCGAGTTTGTTTAGTATAGTGTGTGACACGAGAGAGATCGGTGCTCCTGCCTCCATAGGCAGCGGTGAAGATTGAGGTTTCTCTCTTGGTGTATAAGAAATCCTCCGAATTTATCTATGAGTGACAAATTTAACAAACAATCAAGCTATGTGTTAGCAAACGGTAATCAATCAAGCTGTGTGGCAGCTTTATCTCTTGATGCGAAGGAGTCGTGGCAAGAGAGGTTCCATGAACTCGCGAAATTTAAACGAGATTATGGAGCTGGACGACCAGAACCATTTTTGGCTTATCCCGGAGCGGATTCACCATTATCCAGTCGAGAGGACTGTGAGCGGGATCAAGGAGTGACCCCGCAACTAGCTTATGACCATCATGAGTATTTCAATGAAGGTTTCAGTGGAAGAATCGCTTATCAAGCTAGATTGCCAAATGGTATTTTTTGTAAATACATTTGGCACAATAGCTTGGATAGCGTTTCTGAAACTGCCCAAGCGTGGGCCTTGACATGTGTGAAACATCTGTCGTTGATGAAAGAGTTCAACGAAGTTGTGATAGATCAATGTCAAGGTGATATTTCATGTCGTTGTTGTACTTGTGAAGATCTGCGGAGAGCAGATCACAAGTATCTTAATCAGACATGGGGTTTCTTCACGAGGAAGAAACAAAGTGATTATGTGAGACATGAATTACTTAGACGTCTAGATGATAGATTTCTTGTTTTGGAAGCTAAATCACGTTACATGATGAGAGATTATGTTCGTGGTTTATTACTTAACTCGCAACCCCAAGCTAGTGGTTTGGCATCTTACGTAATAGGAGATGCTAAATTGCCAATTACTTTGTCGGAAGACCTTAAGCTGTACATCGATGAGATTGTTGATAAGCTTAAGGTGACTTTGAAAGATGGAGTAAAAATCAACACTAGTTTTGATCGTTTTGGGGATATTTCCAGTTTTCCCAAAATTTTCACCATGTTTGAAGACGAGAGAGTGGCTGCCGCCGCTCACGCAATCATCTTTTCGATGCTTGCGATGTTGAAGTGGAAATATCCCACTTCTCCAGCTGTGAATATACTTATAGGTATGTTCGCTGGCTTTTACATGTGTACCATTGTCAATGGAGTGCTAGGACCACTCATTGGTAAATGGTTTGAGACTAGACCGCAGGGCTTAGGAGATGATATTTTCACCGTCTGTCTCGAAGCTATAACTCTGAGTTTGTTCACTAAACGGCTAGATTTCAAAGACCTGAAGGGTTTTGGATCGAGCATGTGTGAAGTGGAGAAACATTCAGGAAGCTTAACCAAATATATGGTTCGCATAAAAGATTGGATTATGAAAGTAATCAGTCTTGTATGCGACTATATGGGCGTGCATCTGAATGCGTTGTCGGGAGGACATCAAAACGCGCTAGACGAGATAGAGCGCCTCATCAAGGAAATCAACTCGCGATACGAAGAGAGTGTCGGTCGCAAGATGGTTGACTATAACATAGGATTTCTATTCCAACGAATGGATCTTCTTATGTTAGAGTTAGAAACAAGTATGAAGGCTGATGCGGAATCACAATATGTACGAAATGTGTTAAATAACTATCGTAGGCTTGTGAGTCCAATACGTAAGATGGTTGAGGAAACGTCTTTCGTAGCACGACCAGAGACTGGTTGTCTTCATATTTGTAGTCATCCCGGGACGGGGAAGACTTTTAATAGCACGTATGTTACAGAGAGGGTCTCTGTGGCTATAATGGACAAGGCTGAATTGTTAGATTTCGAGGCTAACCCTTTGCGTAGCACCTATTCTTATCCGATAGGTGTTAAGACGTATGATACTTACAATGGACAACCCATTGTGATATTGAACGACGCTTTCGCATCTACCGATGCTGAAGGAGCAGAGAGTCAAGCTACATTCGTTATTAACGCGTGTGGAGTCAACGACTACATGTTGCCACAAGCAGATCTTCCCCGGAAAGGGAGAATCCGCTTGTTGGCAAAATTCATGTGTATAAATTCCAATGTAACTTATTTGCATACAGGACAATTTAAATCAATTAGGAATATTGATGCTTTAGGGCGACGTATTAACAAATTTTGTTATTACCAAACCGTGAAGCCTCAATATTGGTTAGATGATCCAAAATTCAAAACTGTATCGAAAGAGTTGAAACCTTTTGTAATGCAAATAGATTCGAGAAAAGTGATGGCTGATGTGGCCAACATAGACCCTGAGACAGGGGTTAATTTCGATACCTGTTTGTATTACAAGTGGAATTTATGGACTCAAAAAGCTGTTGGGAAACCAATAACTTTAGATGAGTTGTGTGTCATTATGGAGAATGAGATGAAGACTTTATGGTTTGATAACGAAAAGAAGGCGAAAGCCGACAATGTCGTTCGCAAATCATTCGTTAAAATGCGTATGCAGGAAATCAAGAATAAGGAGATTCAAGATAGAACTGTTAAACCGCAATCTAACCAGGAGGAGTGTCCTGATTTGATTGACTCTGATTCAGAGGACGAAACTGAGTACTTTAGTGAACTTGAAGTGGGAGACTTCGACGCAACATATCCATATAAACAATATTACGATCAGGATCGTGAGATTGTAAGAGCCTATTCATTAACCGAAATTCATAATCGTGTGCACAAGTTGAGTGCAAACGATTACATGAAACCGGAGGATAGGGTCAAATTTTTATTTGACCTTAACCAAGAATATCATATTCATGATTTTCTTAAGGAATGGCTCGTCATATGCTATGAAGAGGGTGAGAGGATACCATTTTCTCAATATGGGAAACCATATTTAGGAGATGTTAATCATCCAATTCATTTGTTCTTAGATAATATCCCAATGAATGAGATCGAGAACTTAGTAAAGACTAAGTTCGAAGATCGCTTTTTATTGGGATGGATAAGGGTACGCATTTCATGTTGTGATTATTTCACAGCTACATGCGCAGTTGTTAGATCGCAATTCAAAATTGCTTCTAATGCCCTTATTGATCTTCGTAATAACATGTTATTATGGTTTCAAGAACATCCTGTCATATCCCTATTCATTGCAGTGCCGTTGGCATTGGGAATAGGTTGTGGTGTAGTTAAATTAATCTTTGCTGCTATCTCCTGGTTTTGTTCAGAGGACAAAACAGACGCTGTGAAACAGATTGGAGAGATTAGAGAAGAGGAATTTATAGATATACCACCATTAATTGACACGAAACCCCAATATATCGGGGATGTTAGTAAAGACGGGGTCTTTATTAACAGTCGGTTGAATAACTGCTGGCAAATATGGTTGAAGAGGGTGTATACTGCCCCTGACGGTACCAAGATCGCCATGAGAATTCCAAGTGCAAACTTGTGGTTTTTAGGTGGTCAGGTGGCCATGCTTAACTGGCACGTTGAGTTATATAGGGAGCTATATTCCAAAACACCAGGCACGAGTGAAGTATACATTGGTTTAAGTTCTTTTAAAAAGAATACTAAACAATGCGATTACTGGTTCCGTGCAGCAGACGTTCTACTCCTTCATACCATCAAGGAAAAGGACATCTGTTTTTGGAGTTTTCCACTGACAAACTCTCAAACTCGTATCACTGATTGGTTTCCAAGTAACAAAGATATCGAATTCAACAGATTCTTAGAGAATAAGAATCGTAAGATTGATATCAGTCTTCACGTTAAGCGTGATGGAATCCCTTCGGAGATTAATACGAGAATGATACTGGCTGGAGTTAGCAGTACATACGCGTGTAATCCTCAGGTGAAAGACCCAGTGACTGGTGTTGTATCGACTTTGAGAGATCTCGGTCGAGATTTACCTACAGTTGTTCACCGTAAAGTATGGCAATTGGATTGCTTTACTTTGGATGGTGACTGTAACGCGGCTGGCTTTTTGACAGACAGAGAACGAGTTGCTTATTGTAACGAGAACTCTGCTTATCAACATCCTGTTTTTGCTTATTTCCACAATTCCATCAACAGAAGTTCGATGGGGATGGGAGTTGTGGTATATAAGGAAGATCTAGAGCCGATTATGAAGTTTGTTACAGGACCTCGTAAATCGGCGGAGGAAAGTATTCCAGAATACTTGAACAAAGTGCTACAGCTTTGTGCCTCCGCTAGTGACAGACCTCAACTTTGTCAAGTTGAGATGGTGCTTGATAGGGATACTAATGCAGTATTCGCTGATCATCACACAGTAATCGGTTGCCTACCTGAACTTCACCGTAACACCAAGTCATCCATTGTTGGTAGTTGCGTGAAAGGGTTTGCGCCGCGCACTCGTAATCCAGTGAGACTGTATGATCATGATGGCATGGATCTTATGGAAGAAGCGCGTCGAGATTATGGAAATAATGTCGAAGCAGTTCTTCCGGCTGATAAGATTCGTGCTGTCAATCAGTTTGTAGCCGCTCAAATTGCTACAGATTCTCCTCATAAGTTAACGCCAAAAACGTTAAGCTATGAAGAGGGCATCATGGGTTCACCTGCCAATTGTTTGCCTAGGTTAGGTATGCAGACCTCTCCAGGTCCTACTCTTACCATGGCCAAGAAGATGCTTGGTATTACTGGTAAGGGTAAGACCTGGATATTCGGAAAAGGAGTTGATCCTGATCTGAGCACCCCAATGGCCAAAATCTTCCGCCAATTGGTGGAAGACGGCATTGAGGGGTGTAAAAATGGTGAAAGATTTCCGAATTTGTTCGGGGATAATTTGAAGGATGAGCTTAGGCCACCTGAGAAACTACCACGACTTTTTAGTAGTGGTGATTCACCTTACCTAGTTGCATGCAGAATGTATCTAGGAACTTTTGCGGGGGAGATTTATCTCAATCGTATCCGCAATCGTATCGCTATAGGTATCAATGCCACTTCTGAGGAGTGGGATGATGCGTATAACACCCTAACATCACTGAGTGACCAAGGGATTTTTGGTGACTTTGCAAAATTTGATAAGTGGCTTCTTCTGGTACTTATCGAATGCACCTTCATAATGGCTCGTAACCATTATGGAGATTCTGATCCAGTAGGGAATCAGGTGCGAGAGATGTTATTCCAGGAACTAGTTGATGGAATACACGCTGTCCCGGATGGGGATATGAGTGTAATCTATAAATGGTTACATGGGAACTCGAGTGGCAATTTCCTGACTGCCATCATAAATAGTGTTGCTAATATAGTAATACATGTTTATGTAATCTGTGCACTTCTTTTAGTTGCTGCAGGTAAGGACATAGTAACTTGTAAGGTTACAGAGTTACCACTCAAATTCGTTTGGGTCAATACTCGAATGTTAACATACGGTGACGATATTGGAGCCACCGTAGCTAACATGCCCATGGTAACATTTCAAAGCGTTCAACGCGCTATCAAATATTACTTTGGCTTAACTTATACTGATGAGTTGAAAGGTGATGGCGCAGAGGCGCCTCCCTATCGATCAGTTAGTGAGTGCTGGTTTATTTCTCGTAGGTTTTTAAAGACCTGGGTGAATGGTAGATTGAGGATTTTATCTCCTCTTAAGAAACCATCCATACTAGAAATGCCCCAATGGAATAAGAAAAAGTATTCCAAGGCGGACACTATAGCAAATGCTGAGTGTGCGTCTAGACAAATGTCACAGTGGGGTCCCATAGACCATGCAGAGTTCATAGGTCCGTTGAAAGAAGCAATTTACAAGAGCACGGGTGTGCACATGCAATTCACGGATTTTCAGACTGCATTAGATGCGGTTATGAACGAAAAGATACCCCTCCATTATCGAGTATGGAGTGAGGATGAAGATATTTACTCGGGTAACAGCGTATGGTTGGTACATGCGTTGTTGGAGGCTAAGATCTCCGATAAATTACTTGACTCTTCAATCACCAAAGAAGAGCTAAGGGTTGAGCCTAGTGAGACTCATCCCGGTTGTCCAAGCGAGTTGGACGTTTACACGAACAAAACTGAAATACTATCTTCGCAAGAGAGCGAGAGTAAATCTGACTTGGAGATTGAATACCAAGGAGCTCCGAAGGGTGAGAAGAAACCCCTTAATTGTGCCACGCAATCGTCAAATGTGGAAGAAAGGATTCTCGGAGGAACCGATGTCAATGAGGTTATCACTCAAGCTGTCTCTTGCGACAGTGCGAGGACAACATGCTGGACTGAAGGTCAAACTGAAGTTAAAACTAAGTTTGATAATCCGAGGATGCCGACGACTATTGAAGTTCGTCCGGAGCCTATTGAGATGTTTATGAATAAACCTCAATATATAAGTTCTGCTCAGTATACAACTACAACTGCATCTAATGCTAATTTGTATGCTATCGAACCTCATACGTTGTTGTCATCTGTTACTCAGTGGGCCAATAAGATCTCAGGTTTCGGACTAGTTAGAGGTACATTTGTACTCAGGCTAGAAATGAATGCTCAACCGTTTAACAGCGGTATGTTGCTAATTCATGGAATACCGAATTACCAGTCGATCTTGGCTAACAACAACACATCCATAGCGTTGACCCATAACGCTAACCTCGTTTGTAAGTATCAACATCCTTACATCGAGATGAATTGTAGGCAGACAGTTGCTGAATACCGTATGCCCTATATTGCCCCTTCGTCGTTCTATGACGTTAAGACTGGTTTACAGCCTTGGGGTAAAATATGGGTAGACGCAGTTACGCCTATGCGTACTGGCTCAGCTACCCAAACATTCGTGGAAACATCAGTATTTGGGTACTGGGAAGACTTTGAACTAGCCGCTTGTACAGTTCCTCAAAGTAACTCTCGTGAGGAGAGGGAAACTAGTGGATCTATATCACGGGGACTGAGGGAGATGAGTGGTGCGTTTAAAACAATGAGTAGAGTTAGTGTACTCAAACCTATCATGGATAGGGTATCATGGGCTACTGACATAGCCAGTGGTATCGCAGGTGCTTTTGGATGGGCTAAACCCCGCCTTGATACACCGCCAGGGGTTATGTTGCGTCAGACCGCTAGATACACCAGCGTGGCTGACGCCCCAGATGTTAGCGTCCCAGCTGGCATCATTTATAAGAATCAGATTAGTGTATCTGATGATTGGTCTATTACCAGTGAGGACGAAATGTCCTTGAAATTTCTACTGAAAATTCCCCATTATTGGCAGAATTTGCAGTGGACCACTGGAAATGCCCCGTCAACATCACTATTTAATAATGTGATGGTGCCCGGGAATTTAGTGTTGGGAGACTCTAATGGACCATATGGTGGACATACAGCTACTATAGTGTATAGTTCACCAATCTCTTATCTCGCAAATTTGTTCGATTTGTGGCGAGGAGACTTTGAAGTTACATTCAAGCTCGTCAAAACAATCTTTCATACTGGGAAGATCATGGTAGTTTGGACACCAGGAGAGAATGTCCCAACTTCGGCTACCTTAGCTAATTCGCTACCAGCGTATCGTCATATTATTGACATTCGTGAACAAGATGAATTTACTTTAAATTTGCCTTGGTTATTAGCTAAATCATATCTGCGTACTGATGGTAATTGTTCAGGTAGACTTAATGTTATTGTACTCAATGACTTAAGGGCGCCAGATACGTGCTCCGCTACAATTGATATCATCATTCTCGTCCGAGCGGGTGATAACTGGGAATTTCAAACTCCCAGGTCAGTTGTTAGAGGTATGCAGCCATATTACCCTCAATCTAATTCTCAGGAGGAGATTTATGATGGGGGGATCGCAGATACAAAGAAGGAACAGTTGAGTACTTTCTATTCAGAGAAATGTATTGGAGAACACATCTTGTCTCTTAAACAATTTCTCAACAGAAACTCTCAAATGGTCAGTCTTACAGCTTCCCAACCGTGGTCTGGTAATGGTAGTATTACTATAGACCCTTATTTTGTATCAGGAACTGGCATTAATGTCACTTCTGGTGCACTTACTACACCTTCATATGGAGCGGATGCTTTTAGTTGGATAGCCCCCTTATATGCATATATGAGAGGGTCAGTTCGATGGCAAATCGTTACCGACGGGCCTACCTCTACTACTGGAACTAGTACAGGAGAAGCACATACTTATGTGTACACCACACCTGGTGCCCTAACCGGTCGAACGTTGACCGTTCCATATGCTCCAAACATAGTGCTGGATGGATTGTCAGGATCCTTTTCGCCGTTGTATGGAACACAGGCACATTATCCTTTGGGCGCTCCAAACCCGGATGATCGTGGGCCAGGGATAAGTTTTTACGAGTTCCCGTACTATTGCAGATATCCTGTTAGTCACCCAACGGTGGCCAATGGATTGACGTATAGTACGTCGGATGACACGTATCCCACTACGAGTATGACTATTACTTCCAACAATGCGTTGGCGACTGATAATCAATATTATCGTAGTTTTAGTGATAATTTCACTCTAAGCTATTTCATAGGATGTCCACCTTTGATTAGCTCGTATGTATAAATAAAAGGACAAACCTCGACGTAGGATTTATGTAATATACAAAAATTTTGCCCGCGCAGGGGTAAATCTACCCACAAAGAAGCTGAAAATAATGCTTCAGGTAGTAGCTCACAGACTTTCTGTGATGATGACTTTTGGTCCTAACAAGGCCCCCGG